CGCTATAGTAGAAGAGAACGTACTGGACCACAATGGTTGGTCAACTATATTCCCGAATTCCGGTTACGGGCAGAGTAACCGTAAGCACAACACGTACTTCCAGATAACCCAGCGCGTCATAGCTCGCGGTAACATCATTTCCCGCGCTTCTAATACGGGCTTAGGCCTGAGAAGCGGCGGTATTGCTGCGGATAACTTCTGCATGCAGAACTCGACAAGCATCTTGTTCGGCGCTAGTGATGGTACGAACTACACGTCTGGCGGCGTCACTGGTAGCGTATACCGCAACGTTGTGTTTGACGGAAAGAACATCACCAATGTCGTGTCCGGTCAGGTAGGTAATGACCAGGGCTGGGGTATCGTAGCCCAGAACGTACTGTCCGGAGTAATCCGCGACAATATGCTGGTGCACAACAAGACCGGCCTATTCCCGATAGGTATGGTTTTTAGCTCTAAGATAGACGGGGCTAGCATACCTTCTGTTGGCCTAGTTTCTTTGACTGTAAACAACAATCTCATACACCAATGGGGTCAGGACGTTGATATCGAGGGGCCGGGCGGAAGCAGAGCGGACATAACGTTCCGGGATAATCTAATAAATGAGCCGGTGGCGGGTCCTGGCGGTTCGACACGCTTTGTGATAGACATAGATAACGCCGGCATCTTTAACCCCACAGATTTCAAGTCCTCCAATAACCTATACCGCAGAGGATACGGCAACTCGTCTTGGTTCATTAACGGCGCTACACAATACACGTTGGCGCAATGGTCAAGCTTGCTGGGGGATACAACCTCTTACACGGCGGTTCCGACCTTTACATCACCTACGGTGTCTCCGGTGGCTTACTTGATAACCGTGGGTGTATCGACGCCTTCGCCGGTGGAGTTCTTGAACCTAGCTAAGCAGAATAGCAAGGCTTCGTGGAATCAAAACTACACCGCCTGGGCTATAAACAAATTCATGAGAGTAGGATTTAACAGAGTCTAATGTCTTTAGCATCTGAAACTTCTAGGCGATCAGCGGGTACGCTGAAAAGCCTTAACACCTATCCGAGCCAGTTCTTTGATCTGAGTTCACAGTATGTGCCACCGAGCATCAAAGAGATGTTTCGGTGGTGCCTCTATCTATACGTAACGCACTCTGAGATAGCGCCTGTTATCAATAAGAAGTGCGCCTATGTTATCACAGACCTCCTATATGAATCGACTAAGGATGGTGGCGCCCCGGCAGGTAAAGTAGTCGATACCTGGAAAGAGCTACTTGAGCGCACCATCAATATAAAAAAGGAGGAGTTCAAGCTTCTCGTGGATCTAGAGGTCTACGGCAACGCTTTCTGTTCCTTGTTCTTCCCCTTTGAGCGCTTCTTAGCCTGCCCAGGCTGTAAGCTTGAGAAAGCAGCTAGAGACATTAAGTGGAAGTACGAGAACCACACTTTTAAGGCTGTGTGTGAGGCCTGCAACAAAACAGGGGCTTTCATCGCTCGCGACAAGAGCGTTAAGAACCGACGCAGGATTAAGATCATTCGATGGTTTCCCCAGTACATAGATATACACTACAATCCTTTTACAGGACGGTCGGCGTACATCTATAGAATACCCACCTGGCTAAAAAAGCGCCTATCGGATCACACACAGAATAAAGATCTGGTAGAGGACACGCCGCTGGCTTTCTTGCAGGCTATCAAGGACAAAAAGAACATCAAGTTCGACCCTGATAACTTCTACCACTTTAAGAACCCTGGGGTATCCACGGAAGACGAGGCATTTGGCTTACCCCCGATGCTTCCTATATTCAAAGATGCGTGGCTATTCCAAACATATAGACGCGCACAAGAGGCTATAGCGGTAGACCATATTCTACCTATGACCCTGCTTATACCGCAACCGCCTGCTGGCGGCGCCTCTCCGCACATGAGCGTCAATCTTAATGATTGGTCGTCACGTATGCAGTCCATGATCGCCAAGTGGCGCAGAGACCCTAATGGTATCTTTACAGCGCCGTTCCCTGCCCAAGTAGAGCAGATTCGCGGTGACGCTAAGGCACTAAACGTGCATCAAGAAATGGAACAGATTCGCCAGATGATTACTGGTGGATTAGACGTGCCCCAAGAGTTTATCTATGGCGGTCTTAACTGGACCGGATCCAGCATCTCACTCAGAGTACTAGAGAACCTGTTCTTGGCTAGAATAAGCCAGCTGGACACCTTCTTAAGAGACTTCGTTGTACCTAACTTACAGCGCTTCTGTGGGTTACCGCAGATCGTAGTACGGCACAGCGACTTCAAGATGGCCGATGACGTGCAGCAGAAGCAGTTGGCAATGAACCTGCGCCAGACAAGCACCATATCGGACAGAACCACGATTGAGGAGCTGGGATTCGACGTGGAGCAAGAGAATCGTCGTAAGTCTGAGGAAGAAGAGGAGCGCGTAGCTTCTATGACTCGTCAGATGGTCGCCCAGGCGCACGCGCAAGGTCAGGCCATGGTTATACAGGCCGAGTACCAAGCACGGGCTCAGATCGCTGCGCAGGTTGCTGCTCAGCAGGCCAGTTTGACAGCCGCTAACAACAACCCGATGTCGCCTGCTATGACAGGCATGGCGATGCCCGGAGAGGCTCAACCCATGCCGGCTGAGGGCGGTGCAAAGGGTGGTGCTAAAGGTGGTGCTAAAGGTGGCGCCAAGGGCGGGAAAGGCGAGCAACAGATGCAGCCCGAAATATCTCCCGGTATGTTGGACTCTGTTGTTAACAACTTCCTGAAAGCGATCCCAGATGATATGAAGGAACAGGAGCTGGCGCGTATTAGACAGACCAATCCTGAGCTGGGGCTGCAGATACAGAAACGTATGAAGATGATACAGCAGCAAGGTAAGAGTATTAAACCTTTACCTGAGCAGAAGCCGCCTACTAGTGCGCGGACAAGCTCTTCGTCAGTGTAAAAAAGTAAGGGGGCGCAGGCCCCCTTATTTGTTTTTACAGGTATTTGGATCTAATCCTTGTTTCTTGTCTTCCATTTCAGAAAGTTATTAAACAAGGTGGGGATGCTGGATAGCAGCGCGAATATTCCCCCTATAAGCACTAGTGCCATCAAAAAAGCTACAAAGCCTGCCACCGCGTCAACCCTATCTAGTTCCTTTCCACATTCTTACACATAGATAGATAACGTATACTCCTGCGATAGCGTACAAGATACCACCAACCACCACCTCAAACGTTGTTGTGTGTGTTTCCATGGGTTACTTTCGTTTGTACCGCTCTATTATCTCATCAAAGATGATCGCCACAAGACACCCCACTAAAAGACCGCAGACTAGCCACATGTACCACATGGCTTAGTCGTTCAGCTCTTTTCTTATGCGGACTATCTCGGCTGCTATTTCTTTTTGAAGCTTGATGAGTGCGGCGCGGCCCTCTGTCGATAAATGCAATACCTCACCGCACTCTTCGCACTCCCAATATTCTATAACCTGGTGCTGTTCGTCAGTACCGGTGATTCTGTTAAGAGTATCATGTGGGCAAGGTTTTTGATTCATCTATAAAGCTCCATAAAAGGTTCCCCTGTATAATTATACCTTGCGCGATAATTCCCGCTCGCCGTACAGCGCGGCCCCTATAGCGACCCTCTCCGTGAATGGGATATATGCGCAGGCGTAGTTGGCCTCCCCTAGGAGGCGCAGCATCTCCATCGCTCGCGGTCTGTTTAGTGAATGAACAATAACCTTCATATAGACCGCCTTGTCCTTGGCGCCTGCCAGATACTTAGCCACAGTCATGCCGCTATTAGGCGGTGAACCCGCCTGCCCCTCAGAATCAGGGTCTAGGTCGTGGTCTAGGAACACTAGTGTGTGTCTATCATTCTCTAGCGCCCGGATAGCGTCCGCTGCTGTAGTCACATAAGTACAAGACAGGCTAGGGTCTATTTGTGACCTAAAGATACGCGCCCGGGAAGGGTTGTCATCTAAGAACAGTACTTTTCGGCTACGCGGCGGGGAAGTAGATAGATGGCTGATGGGTGCGCGTACCTGCGCGTTAGTCGGCTTATTCCGCCAGGCGTCTATTTCTCGCCTCAGATAGTCCACCTCGGCTTTTAGCGAGGCTATTACCGCGTCTTTATCTTCCGGAGTAAGCGCGTCCCCGTTCAACTGATTTTGGTTAGTCAAGGAAGCGGCGCAGTTTCCGCGGCCTGTATTTTTTCCACATTGTTCAGGTAATAGACAGTAGCGTGCACTTCCTCGGGTGTGAGGCTTCTCGTCCTAGCATCATTGATAAATGATACAGCAAAGATGATGCTACCGTGTCGAGGACAGGTGCCGTAAGGGTGGTCACTGCGCTGGCCGTGCCACCTGTCATAGGACTTGGTTCCAAAGTATCCGTGTTGCAGCGCCTTCCCACCGGTCAGTATGTCGTTAATAGCGTCACGTATGACGCTGGCTTTATCGTCCCCGCCACGAGCATATACGCCCACACGCATAACAGATTTTGATAGGTTCACTAGCCCTACATCATACCCAGCGTTTCCGACGCTGATTTTGAGCTGGGCTTCGCTGAGAGCCTTATTCAATGTATGCATGATCTCATCATGACGCTTTTTCTCCGCGTCTATAGCTTTTATCGCAGCCGCGCGATCTAGGTTTGCTTGCACGTACGGCGTACAGAAAGTTGTTTGCTCACTCATCTGCTGGAACCACCCTGATGGTTTTTGTGTCGGTATTGATCTCTACAGTAATAGACTCACCATACTGGAACCAAATGTTGCATATAGCATAGATCTCAGTGTCGCGTCGGTCAGTATACTCACGTATCTCCATAGGAGAGACAAGCTTCTTTTCCTTTATCTCGGCGCGGGTTTGCTCGCGAACAGCTTCGTAAACCCCATCAGGATCCTTTAGTGTTATTCTTAATATCATTTTTTAGTTGATCCAGTGTTATGAACTTACCCTTAACAATCTCTTCTCGCCCCTTAGCTACACGCTCCGGATCGAATCCTAGAGCCCTTAGTGTGCGGTCTGGGCCTAACTCTTTTTGCAGAGCGCCGCAAATAAGATCTCTGCTTGTATTCATCATATTCTGTACACGTAGTTTAGCTTCCAAAGCCTGTATATGGGTCCTTAGCGCTACTGTTTCTTCAGTAAGCACGCGGGTAGCGCAAGACACTTCCCTAGTTACAAGGGCTAGTATAGGCGCTAAGCACGCAGGGTGTCCCACACCCTTGGCTACTAAATCCTGGGCATCAACGAACGCTTCGCTAGCATCCCCGATAAGCCTCTCGTTCTGCTCCATCACCATTCCTGCTTTCTTATGGCGGCGTCTACTTTGTCGAATATGGTTTTAGCGTGCTCTTTGTCGTCGGTGGCTTCACCGCCCCTCCAGTGAGCATCTGCGTCCTCTTTATCTAGTAGATTGCGTAAATATTGAGCTTGCTCATTTGTGTTTGCTGGACCGCCGTGCTCGTAGCACGCAAGCCACGGTACCCTAGCCGGCCGCCAGCGTAACTTAACGCACTCCACAAAACGGCGTTGTTTAGGCTCCTGTAAGCCGTATGCTGGTTTATTACAGAACTCTCTATTAGGCAGTACCCTAGAGCAGCACCCTACCCCACCAGTCAGTTCTTTATGCTTTTTTTCCAGATATGTTGCCATGGTGTAGGCTCGGCGGGCTGTCTGTGTGGTAATCGCCAGGGAACAATGTGGGAGCTGAGCGGCGCGGACGCTCTAGTTCGTCTATGAGCTTTCCTATTTCCGATAACAGAGCCTCCCCTAGGCTTTCTTGCATGGATTTGTTAACTACCGCATCGCGCGCATTATGGGCGGTTGCTTTAGAATAGTACTTATAATCACCCAATAGTTGTTTAATCTTGGACAAGTTACTCGGTATCATGGTTCTTTCGTCAAAAAAAGAAGCCGTTCTCAATTGTCTTATGACACAAGAAAGGCCATAATTTAGTATGTCTAAACAACAAGAGCTGACCCAGAGGATAAAAGCTGGCCTAGCCGCCCGCCTGTCTGAGAAACTAGCTGTTGCGCGCCATATCCCCAGAGATACCTTGGTGGCTAGCGGATCAAAAATGCGCATAGAGTTGCTTAACCTAAACCGACCAGACGACCTGGCCCGATGGCAGACGCTGCATAACGATGTTGATAGATATCGAATCATAAATGAGAAAGAATCTCATCAAAAAGGCGAGTACTTTGTTCGTATAATATACAATGAGCTAGGTGACGATCTACCTACGGTCAAGACACAGGAACAGCTAAGAGAGTAATGGGACAATACGAATCATTCATCGCGGCCACTCGGCTAACGGAAAAAATTCTAAAAGAGGCCTTTCCGATAAAAGGTAAGCTGCACACAGTAGAGGCTACTAACCTGGCTTGGAGCGGCATAGGGAGAGATATAGCTCGTGACCTTAAGACTCAAAAGAAGTACAAGCTAGAGGACCGTTCATTAGTTGCCAATTTGACAGGTGATGTGCGTATTATAGACAACAAGACAAGCAAGGTGCTTGATTCTAGAAGTAAGCATGTCTTGCTGCAACTACCTCATATAACAGAACGCGGATCCTATATCCTACAAGGTACCGAGCGGCAGGTTATCAACCAGCTACGCTGGCGCCCAGGCATATACGCCAGCTTCACGCCGGATAACAACGTGAAGGTTGTGCTTAACACCTCGGCCGCCGGTACTTACCAAGTGATGCTAGATAGAGAATCACTGGTGACCACCTTCCGTGTAGGAACCACCACTAACTTTCCTATATATTCGGTACTCGTCGCAGTAGGCCTAAATGACGTTGAGATAAAGACGCTCCTAGGACAGAAGATGTACGATGTCAACAGGGCTAAAGCTAAGCCGGATATAGACATCGGTAAACTACTCAAGAAGCTCCGTCCTTACGCCACCGCCGGTTCTGTAGAAGAGAGAACTAAGCTAGTCAAGGAGTTCTTGGAATCAAAGCCACTGGACCCCGAAGTCAATAAGGTTACCATAGGCGAGGCCGTTTCTTTTATCGGAAGAGATGCTCTCATAGCTGCTGTTAAGAAAGCCATCGATCTAGGTAACGGCCGTGTAGAAGAAGACGACGTAGAGTCTCTTGCCTTCAAGGCGTTGTTATCTTTTGAAGACTTCATCGCCGAGCGGCTAATCATTGCCGTACCGAACATTAAGAAGCAGGTGGCTAATTTAGCGGACAGAAAGCCCCAGATACTTTTCGCGCTGCCGCCCTCGACGTTCACTAACGTCATAGAGAACTTCTTCACTAAATCAGAGTTCACGCGTCACGCGGACCAGAACAATCCTATAGACATAGCTGCGGTTAACTCGCTAGTCACCACTATGGGTGAAGGCGGTATCCAGAGCTCTCATGCCGTTACCGACGAACTCCGTACTATTCACCCGTCGCACTTAGGTCTTCTTGACCTAATGCATACGCCGGAAGGTCAGAAGATCGGTGTTACCAACCACCTATCCTTAGGAGCGAAGCGTATAGGCACCTCTTTGGCCCTAACGGTCTACGAGGCAAAGACAGGTAAAAAGGTAGAAAAGACTATCCAGGAGATAGTGAACAAGGTAATCGCGTTCCCTGATCAGTACGACAAGTTGGGTTCTGGGGTGCCTGTTCCCCGCTCGTCCGAAGTAAAGGTTCGTGTAGGTAACGCGTACAAGACGGTCAAAGCTTCTCAAGTAGAGTACATCTTCAGCAGCCCAGACGCCTTCTTCTCTACTACCACAACAGCGATCCCGTTCTTACCTAATAACCACGCTAACCGCGTGTTGATGGGTGATAAACATATTGAGCAATCAGTGCCTTTGGCAGACCCAGACAAACCGCTGGTTATGCACAGAATAACCTCCTCTGATGCTTCAGGTCGTCGGGTAGGTGGATACGAGGAATTATTCGGACACGCCTTCGTGGTGAAGGCTCCTGTAAGCGGTAAGGTCACTAAGGTGACTAATGAGGCCATATTCATTAAGCCCGCAAAAGGCCGCGCTGTTGAGGTGGCTATACACCACCACTACCCGCTAAACTCTGGAGCGTTCCTGCATGATACACCCAAGGTTAAGGCAGGTGATTCAGTAAAAGAGAATCAGGTTCTGGTGGAGAACAACTTTACTAAGGACACTACTCTGGCTATGGGCAAGAACCTGTTAGCCGGTTATGTCGCTTACAAGGGGTACAACTTCGAGGACGGCATCGTTATATCGGAGACCGCGGCGAAGAAACTGACCTCTATTCACAAAAACGAGTCGCGCGTAGATATTGATAAGAACACCAAGGTCGGCGCGGACTTCTATTTCGCCGCCTTCCCTCAAGAGCTTAAATACATCAGAGAGCGCAAGGCTCGTTATGACGAGGCTGGTATCATAAAGAAGGGCGCGACTGTTGAGCCCGGAGACATATTGATTCCTGCGTTCCAGCAAGTGCCGCTACACGCAGAGTTCGACTTTAAGCGCCTTGGTAAGCGTCTTGGGGACCGTGCTGTCGACATCTCCGCTAGGTGGGATAGTCTGGTTCCTGGAGAAGTGGTGGATGTTGTAAAGACCGGCTCTTTTGTGAAGGTGTATGTGAAGTCTGTGGAGCCTATGAAAATAGGCGACAAGCTTTGTTTTACACCAGACCACGACGTGCTCACTGTCGATGGCTGGAAACCTGTAGGAGACATTGTTATGACCGACGTCATAGCAACCCTACGAGAAGGCCTGGGTGTCTTAGAGTACCACACCCCCACAGAGATATTCTCGTATGACTGTGTCGAAGAGCCCATGTACCATCTTGAGACGCAACAATTGTCTATGATGGTCACTATGGACCATCGTCTGTACGTTAATCGTAGAGACCGCCTAACCTACGAACTTTTACCGGCTAGAGACGTGATGGGCAAACGAGCCCGGTTTAAGAAAGACGCGGTCTGGTTAGCAGAGCCGCCTGAAACGCTGCTTGGATTCGAGCCTACCGATTTTTGTCGTCTAATAGGCTTTTTTGCTGCAGAAGGTAGCCTGACCAAAACGGACTATCGGGTCACACTGCATCAAATTAAGGAAGAGGGGCGTCAATGGGTACAGGCACTTCTCAAGCGGCTAGGTATTAAATACAGTGTTTTGAAAGACAGATTCAATATATATAGTAAGAAACTGTACGAGTTTTTCTCTTTATTTGGTAGATATGCCTGGCTAAAAAAACTACCGACACAGCTACTGCTTCTTGACAAAGAGCGTCTGCAGGCCATTTATGAGGGTTTCCTAATCGGTGATGGTACGGTAAACAACAGCGGCTCAGAAATACTCATAACAACCAGCCCTGTACTAGCGGATCAATTTCAGGAGATCGCGCTTAAGTGCGGCTGGTCGGCTAATATTAAGAAACTCCCTATAGACCCTAACCCGAAGTATATTGGAAGCCAGGTTCTTTATCAGCGGCACGAGACCTATCACGTTCGGATTGTGAAAGGCAAGTGCCGTCCTCAGATAAATCACGGGCATGTAAAGAAACAGCACGCCCAGACTGAGGAGACGGTGCCGTACACAGGTAAAGTACATTGTATAAATGTACAGAATCATATCATCTATGTTCGGAGAAACGGCAAGCCGCATTGGAGCGGTAATTCTATGCGGGCAGGAGCCAAGGGCATTGTCACGCACATTCTTCCTGATGAGGAGATGTACAAGACAAAAGAAGGCAAGGTCTTGGATATTCTGCTGAACCCGGCTGGTATACCTAGCCGCGTCAACACAGGGCAGATGTACGAGGCTGCTACAGGCAAGATTGCCCTTAAAACCGGCAAGCCGTACTACACGGATAATTTCAACTCGCGCGCCCCGTCCATGCTTACTAAGGTAAGGCAGGACATGGCGGCAGCCGGCGTGGTGGACGAAGAGGAGATTGTCGATCCTAAAACAGGGTCGGTTATTTCCAGCACACTAGTTGGTCCGATACATTTTTACAAGCTAAAGCACCAAGTAGATACTAAGTTTAAAGCACGCTCTACTGTGGATGAAAGCTACTCATTAGACCAGGCCCCGGCTAAGACAGATGAGAGCTCTGCTCAGCGAATAGGTATGTTGGATACCTTCTCGTTGTTATCAGGTAACGCCACTTCGTTCCTTAATGATAGCTTCGGGCTAAAATCACAGAAGAACGACGAGTACTGGATCGCTCTGCAAAAGGGACAAATACCGCCGCCGCCTAAGGTGCCGTTCATCACAGAGAAGTTTGTAACAATGCTTCTTGGTGCGGGAATCAACTTGCGTCAGTCAGGAACCAAGTTCGTGGCCGCGCCGCTTACTGACAAAGAGATCCTCGCCATGTCTCATGGTGAGATAGAGAAGCCGTTGGCTCTGAAGTCCAACAACCTAATGCCGGAGAAGGGCGGATTGTTCGATCCTGTAAAGACAGGCGGCATAGACGGCAATCGGTTTAATCACATATCATTGGCTACGCCGATACCTAATCCATTGATGCTTAAGGCCATCGTTTCAGTGGCTAGACTACCTAAGGCGGAAAGCCTTACTGCCATTCTAGATGGTTCGCTAGCAGTAACCCCCGATGGTAAAATAACTAAAGAGCTCGATACCGGAGCCGCTGGCGGAGCCGGTGTTGTAAATCTGTTAAAGAACATAAATGTTAAAAAAGAGCTTACACGAACACTGGCTGAAACAAAGACAGCTAAGAAGGATCAGCTAGATAAGGCGTATAAGCGCTTGAAGTATTTACGCGCACTGGATCAACTCAAGCTGACTCCAGAAGAAGCGTATACTAACAATTACGTGCCTATCATACCTACGAAGTTCCGGCACATTCAGCCTAGAATGGACGGCTCGCTGAACGTATCGGCACCTAACTTCGGGTATAGAGAAATTATTCTGATCAACAACCAGCTCAAGAAGCTGCAAAAAGCCGGCATAGATCAGACGAATCTCAAAAAGCTAAACAGTGATTTGTTCAAAGCTGTTAGCGGTTTAACCGGCGCAACCGCTCCGCTAACCAGAGCTGGAGAGGTGTCTGGTTTCATAGAGAAGATCAAAGGCACTTCTCCTAAGATGGGTCTCTTCCAGTCTAAGGTGCTTACCAGAGCGCAAGACCTGTCCGCTAGATCTACTGTAATACCTAACCCTAAATTTGGGTTGGACGAGATTGGTTTGCCGACAGATATGGCGCTCACCATCTACAAGCCTTTCGTAGTGCGGCGCCTAGTTAATATGGGATATGATCCATTAACAGCGCGTCGTTTAGTGGAGACTAAGGACGAGTTGGCGTTACGCGTTCTTGAGCTAGAGTCCAGAGATCGCCCGGCTATTATGAACAGAGCGCCATCACTCCATAAGTTCAACCTACAGGCGTTCCGCCCTCGATTGACGGACGGGCGCGCGGTAGAGGTAAACCCGCTGATTGTCGCAGGATTCAACATGGACTTCGACGGTGACACCGCGGGTATCCACGTTCCTGTGTCTGAAGAAGCGCGCAAAGAATCTCTAGAAAAGCTGCTGCCTAGTAAAAACCTGTTGTCGGTTCGCGATGGTTCCGCTATGCACGCCCCTACTAAGGAAACGGCGTACGGTGTGTATCTAATGTCTGCGCCTAAGGGAACACCTGTGCGGTTCAAGTCAAAAGAAGACGTGCTACAGGCGCATCTGCAGAACAAGATAAAGGTCAACACCGCCGTCACTGTAGGGGGCGTAACCACCTGCGCCGGTCAATATCTCATAGACTCTTTATTCCCGAAAGAGCTGAAGCCCGGCTTACAGCCTATGACGGCCGGTCGCATGAATGATGCGATCACCGCCGCAGCTCGCGGGCTCAAGTCAGAAGAAGCAGCCAGCATCATAACTAAACTGAAGGACCTGGGTAACCACTACGTTACCGAGATCGGCTTTACCGTGTCTCTCAAAGACCTTGAGGTGGATTCTTCAAAGAGAAACGCCATCCTAGACAAGGCTAAGAAAGCCGTGTCGTCTATAGGATTTAGCGCCGCGGCAGGTAACGCCGCAAAAGAGATTGGCGCTCTAGTAAAATCAACAACAGAGAACCGATTTGTCGATGCTGCTATAACATCAGGCGCGTTGGGTAAGGGTGGTACGCTGGCTCAAATGATCGCTACTCCGGTGGCGGTTGAGGATCACAGAGGCAACCCAGTGCCTATGTTTATTGAGAACTCCTATGCCGAGGGGCATGACCTAGGCTCGTACATAGCCACCACGCCGGGCGCTAGAAAGGGTCTAATCGACAAAGGCCTGTCTGTAGGTGAGACCGGCTACTTCAATAAGCAGGTAGTGAATTCAGCTATTGAGTACACCATTAAGGAAGCTGACTGTAAATCCGGCGTTGGTAACACAATGCCGTTAACATCTCCTGAGATATACGACCGCTTCATCGCTTCAGGTCCGTACAGAAACAAGCTGGTTACTCCAGAGTTCGCGCGGCAGCTGATAGCAAAGGGTAAGAAAAACGTTATTGTACGCTCACCCATAACATGTCAGACAATCGGCGGCGTGTGCCAGAAGTGCTTTGGTTTAGATGAGACAGGCAAGCTACCGCCTATAGGCCTCCATATTGGAGCACTGGCGGGACAGACGCTAGGCGAGCGCGCGACCCAGATTACGCTAAAAGCCTTCCACAGCGGTGGTAGCGTTGGCGGTCCCAAGCTAGGCTTCGAGCGTATCCAGGAGCTAGTTAACTTGCCCCAGAACGTAAAGAACAAAGCCACGCTGGCTTCTGTATCCGGTGCCGTCTCCAAGATAGAAGAATCCCCGGCCGGTGGTTGGTTCGTGTATGTGAAGACAACTAAGCACTATATACCTAAAGAACTAGGCCTGGGCGTAAAGATGCGCCAGGTAGTCAAAGCCGGCGATAAGCTTTCAAGTACCGGGTCAGTTAAGCCTCAAGAGCTACTAGAGTATACGGGGAGCCTGAACACTGTCCGTAACTTCCTAGTTGACGAGCTGGCTAGAAACTACAGCCGCGAGCAGGGCGCGTACGTTAATCGCAAGATTGTGGAAACAGTTGTTCGCCCGTTGACTGATAAAGCAAAGGTGACCGACGCTGGTGGCGCCTTAGAGAGCTTCGGGGTTGTTCCTGGAGATATCTTATCGGTCAACTCGGTTAAGAATTACAACAGACGGCTTCGTTCAGCTAAAAAGAATGAGATCAAGTTTGAGCCTACATTAGTAGGTATCAAGACAGCGCCGCTGCTCGGACAAGATTTCGTAGGTGCGCTAGCTCACGAGCGGTTAAAAGAGACGCTAATGAAGGCGCCTGCCTTGGCTCTGTCTACGGACACTGAGAAAGGCCACCCGGTAGCCACTCTTGCACTAAAGAACCTGAGACAGGTGTCCACTGGTAAATGATTAAGACCTACAGATCATTTGATAACCCTGACATAAAGCAGGAATTCGGAACGGGCACCGTTCTTCTATATGACTCCGCTAGGAAGATCTATTCGGTGGCGGTAGACGGAAAGAGTGTCTACCAGTGCCGCGCTATACATTCCGGCACCACACGCATCTTCAAAAAGGATGATCGTGTAGTGGTGCTGCGCTGCGGCACTTCTACCTGGTTAATTCTAGGCAGCTACGACACAGCTCCTATGGAAGAGACCAACGAGAGCTATTTGCAAGTAGACGCCATAGGTGAAAAAGAGCCTCAGGCGTTTCCCGGTGACGTGGAGCTGCATAACAATAAAAAGCCGTTTAGGTTGCGTTCTTTAATCAGTATCTTCTCTTTCGGGGATATATTGATACGTTCCACGCACGCTTGCTACATGTACCTCAATAAGAAAACTAACGCCATTAAGATACAGGCCACTAACCTGTTACTAAGCTGCCGAGGTTTTAAGCTACAGTCAAGGGTTAAGGAGTACGCCGTCAGAACAGAGTTCGTATCGTTTGCTGATACACGTAAGCTATCAGACGAAGAGAAAGAACGACAGACTGTTCTGGGTGATCTTACTGAGCAGATCGATACCGGTGACAAGTTTACCTCGCCCACAGCTACGGCGGGAGAGCGGACCAAGTACCGCCGGCACGTGGTGTATGAAATAGATAACGCCACAGATACAGTCAGATTCTTTCAAAAAATAGGACTGACTGCCTTGATAGGGAAGTTCACTAAAGAGAATGCGGGAACGAGTCACTTCTCTGAAAAAGTAGAGCAAGAGGGCAAACCGGTCGAATCTGGTGTATGCCTAAAGCTTGGCTCAGCCTACACTATTGTTTTTAACGCAGGAACTAACGCGCTTAGTATAGCGTCTGCTGATAAATCAATAGTGATGGATAACGCTAAAATGGAGTTTAAAGTAGGTCAGCAGGTTATGACCTTAGACGCGTCCGGTCTGACAACCACCGTTACAAATCACAAGATGACAGTATCCGGCACCAGCGAAGAAAGCGTTGGATCGAAGACTATACAGAGCGCCAGCGACGTCAGTCTGCGCGGCGCCCAGATAAGGCTCAACTAATGCAAGGCGCTTCCGTAGGGGATATAGGGACGGGCGTGTGCCCGAATCACGACGCCCCCCAATCGTATGTGACCACGTTTATAACAGGCGCGTCCAGTGTTTTGATCAATGGGCGGCCAGCTGCTATAGTAGGTACGTTGGGAGCAGCTACTTGCTCACATCAGACAACGGCGTTGGTAGGTAGCGCCACCGTCTTTTTTGAAGGTAGAGGCGCGCACCGCTTAGGAGACACTGGAGTCAACTTCGGCCCCTACTCCGTAGCTTCCGCCTCTTCTAATGTTATAATTGGATGAATCAACAGGTTTCTAGGATAAAATCATGCCTCAAAGTAATATAGGTAGAGTAGTCTTTACGAACGAGTTCTCGCCGGCCGCGCCGCTGGTCGTCGAACTAGGTAACCTTTCTTCCAGCGCCGTTAAAGACATCACTGTACTGAATACAGGTTCCGTGCCCTTTTATTGCTTTGGCACGGTGGTGTCCACGAATACCTCTCCAGTTATGGCTTTGTTCCCCGGGCAGAGAGGTACTATCGTCCTCAACGGCTCTGCTGGGAACCTGATATCTTTCAAGGCGTACAAATTTTTGGACCCTAGATACATTTCTTTGAACAGTACTGCCCCTGTAGAAGACACGCCGGCCTCATTCGAGCTAGAGGACTTGGGATCATGAGTAACGATCTTTTTCTGACAAGAGAGCGCTGGCTGGAGAAGCTAGCCGGCCCCAAACTGAGACAGAACGTCAAGGAGTGGGAGTCCGAGATACTGGAGAGATTGCACCAGGAGCATCCGTATCTGGTGGACTCCAATATCAGCATTAAGATGAAGAAAGTTGATCCAGAAACTGGGTCAGGTATAGGCGCTATTACCTTAGATGAGCGGCTCACGATACCTATCGTTGTCAAGAACTTCCGACTAGAGCCGCTGGATACGCTCATAAACGGCCCGGATATGCTTCCGCTTACACGAGCACGTATTGAGATGGCGCTCAAGCCACTAGCTATCGGCACCCCGGTAGCGCCTGGTAAGGGCGAGGTTACTGACGCCTCGCTGACACATATGACGACGCCGCCCTATGATGGCAAGTACACGTTCGCCTCGTCGCTCAAATACACTAAGGACGATTTCTCTGGGGCCATAAGTCGCGCCTTCTCAGAAAACGGCCTGACCTTTGAACTACACACAAACGGTATGTTGAAAGAGGCCCTACTGGCGTTTAATAACAACGCTAAGGAAGAGACTCCTGA